TTAAATAAATTAAACCTTTCGTGCCAAGGTAAATCAGTCGAAAACGTTCTTTTACAATCACCTTCTTCATAACTATGATAATCCGTATAAACACCTTTAACTTTATCATCAGGACCATATTGCATCTGAACACCACTAATAAATAAAGTATCATTCCCCTTAGTCGGCATAAAATTTCCGTTAGAATCCGTCGTTTTATTAAATGGTCCAAGATAAGCACCAACAATAATAATATCCGCATTTGCCGAATTCGGAACTTGTATTGGGTTATTTGGGTCCGGCGGGGTTACCGTTGGTTGTTGTGGCTCACAAGAACATAATTCACAATCAGGATATGTTATGTTGGGCAATGTTAACGCCGAATTTCGACACTTATCTTCAAGTGATTTATAAGTTGCGGATAAACTAGTACATTTATCACCAGCCCAACCTCTAAATGGATGCCAACTAAAAAAACTATTGGAAAACCCAACATCTTTTAACCAACACCAAAAATCCCGTAATAATCCGACAATTGGTTTTATAATCTTACAAAGAACCCAAATAAATAAATGGAATAAAAATATCACAATGAATAACAACGCATAGGATATTAACATTAGAATTTGAAATAGGATGAATATAATATCCAACCTATACATCCCATCGTTAGTTGGAAATTTATTGTTAGTTGACTCACAAGTATCGTCAAGAATATTCTTAATTGAAATTATTCTATTGTTAGTCGCCCCTCGTCGATATTCACTAATTAATTGAGATACAGTATAAACTTTGTTATATTGCATCTCATAAAATCTATCTTCACAATTAATGGCCTCAAGAATCATATCTTGACCCAATGTGGTTAAAGCCCCCGAACTATTTCTTTCTCCATAATCCTCCCAATCAAGACTAAACGCATATGAGGCTTTAGCCGCCCGACCATTATTTGTTGTTGGAACCGTACTATTATAATCACAAGGATTATCAAGATTACCAAAATTTTGTCTCGAAGCCGTTGATTGACCTGTTAATGGGTCGGTTCCATCTGAGGAAGTCCATCCATATTCTTTAATATTAGGAACTAAGAAATTTGCTCGTTTTACTCTTTCACCTAAATCAGGTGATTGATTCCAAGAAATTTTAAATCTGTATTTACCTTTAGTTGGAATACCTTTTTTAGGGTCCTTTGAAATTACTTGTTCCCCAAATTCATTTGTTACCACGTAATCCAAGTTCATCGGAACGTCAAACATCCAAGTACCGTTATCATCAATAACTTGACCACCTTCTTCTAAGTTAGCAACCTCTAAAGCGGGTCTACCATTAACATCTGTTCTAATTGTTTGTCGAATCGCAAGTACTTGACCGGGACCCGCAACTAAATTACATAATGAACCACCTTTTAATGATGGTTTACATTTACGTTTTAATGCTTGGTCATCGTTTGATGATATTAACGACCCCATAAAAATTGAGGTAGGTTGTATATTAATATTTTTTTCGGCTGATAAGTCAAAGTCAGTTCGAGTAATACCTAAATTACACAATGTTTCATCCCCCCATAGTGGTTCAACCTCTAACGTTCTATTGATTGTAACAATTTGAGGTAATTCATTTAAGTTACTTGACGATTTAAATTGAGTCCCGTCAACTTGTGCCGGAGTCGCAACACCCATACGAACTAAATCTTGTGGTGATAAAGAGAAATCTCCGATGTCTGATAAGTCAACATTAACCACAATAGTTTGTGAACCGATAGGGACACCAAAAATCATATAATCCCCACTTTCATTAGTAACGGCATTGTACTTATAATACTTGTCGTAAATTTCAATTTTTGTAGAATTTGTCAATACGTCTTTACGAGTAAAAAACGACCCTGTTGGTACGTGATTACTATAAGATTGTTCTGTAGGTAATAGGTTATACCTATAACCAATGTCATTAACTTGACTTAAAGTCTTATATGGGTACAAATCCGCGATTATCGGATTGTTTGTTTCATCCTCACTTGATAGTGGGATAAATATAGAAACTTTAGCATTAGGGACTCCAAAACCGTTATTAATACTAACACGACCAACTATGACACCATAATCAGAACATTTTCTAGTATAAACTTCACTTTGTAGTAATTTTAACGATAAAATTTCAAGGTATTCGAAATCTTGGTCTATTCTGACTTTAATTGACTTGTCTACTCCGGGTGTTGTTCTTATTCTATATGAATTCGACATTATATTCTTTTATAATAAATAGTTTATCTGCTATTTTTAAAAGATAAATGATTAAAATTCAAAATAAATCATCAACTAAAATTAGTAGCCGATAGATTCTTAACTCTAACGTTGATATCCTTACTTGGATATCTAATTTGATAAGTCTGACTTGGTTCCGCAAATATCGTATCATCAACCAATTCTATCTCTCTTGTTGAACTATCAGCATATCTTTGTGATGTTTGTGATGAAGAATATTGTCCACCAACTTTATTGAAGAATTTAATGTCCGATAATGAAACCACCCCATTTAATGTTTGTACAATACGTCTAATTTCTGAAACATTCACATTTTGACCCATTTGTCTATTTCCAGGTTCAAAATATTCCGATATAACATTAATGATTTGTGATATAGAAGAACCTTGATTCTGACTGTTATCTAAGACAACATCAACAGTTACCCCCAAATCAACAACATTCGCCGTCTGAATTGAGATATAGTCGTTCATCATTCGATAATTAGACAAATAGTTAGCAACATTATTTTTTAAAGTGTCGGAAACAATCTCTGTCAATTTCCCCGACTCATCATATGATAACATTTTAATTATTATCTTGTTGTTTTCCTCAGTAATAGAAACTTTAGATGGTGCCCCAAATTGGGACGGCATTGTTCTAATTAGTGAATTATAATCATTAATAGTTACCGCTCTGTTTTGTGCTGAGAAGTTAAATGCTACTAAGTTTCTCACTTCCTCAATAGTCGGGAAATCGGCTCCACCAATTGCCGCAGTAACATTTGTACATCTTAATGAGTTAACAACTGTTGTATTAACAGACTCTGACGGTCCATTAACAAAGAATGACACAGTACCAATTTGAGTTATTACATTAACCCCTAAGTTACTTGATGTACCACCACCAATTCTATATTGTATGAATAATGTTGTGTTAGATTTTAATGTACTCCCCAACGCTAAGTTATTCGAGTACTTATATAGATTTAAATTGTAACCATTTCGAGCAAATTCTCTTAGTTGTTCATCGGCCGATTGACTACCACCTCCAAAAGTCATTTTAAAGAAACCTTCAGGTGTGTATTCTGTGATAAACTTATCACTCGTTTCCATATATTTACCAACTTTAATACCAGGATTATCTGATACTTTAGTTGGGTCTTCAACAAAGACTCTATCTTCAGCCAAGGCTTTCACCTCATACCATCTATTGTCTAAACTTAAAAATTCACTGTTTGAAGGTACATTACCATATTGTGTACCATCTTTAAGTAACACACTTGTAACCCCTAAAACATTTTTTTCAGGTAAGAACAATTCATAGAATGGTTTTACATCATTCGATGTTATTACTTTTTTAAACACTTTTGTTGTACCATTAACAACTGTCTCACGTTTAGTTATTGTATAATTAATCAATTTATTGTTAGAGTCAAAGTTTGGAACTTTAATTCTATTAGGAAACCCTTCACCATTAATTGGGGATGCAAAATCAATGTCATAAACCGTTTCGAAAACTTGTCCTGTACCATTAACCTGAGAACCACGTCTCAAAATACCACAATAACGTAAATCTTCTTTATCTCCGTAAGCCGGAACCGTAATTGAAAACTCAACCAAAGCGACCGAAGGTCTTTGACCCGGAACTTTTAACCCATATGTTCTTGCAATATTATAAATTGACGACCTTTGTTGTGCGTATTGTAATACAGTCTCCTGAACACTTCTATCAATGTTGAATTGTAAGTTATCGGTAACCGCAGCGTTCAAATCTAACATAACGGAAAATACCGCAGCGTCATTAACGTTATCAATCAAATCGGGATAATAAGTCCTTGTAAAGTTTACTAACTCTGTTCTTATTGATTGGAAATCCCTCGTAGTGTACGAAATTTTCTTATTAGCCATATTATAAATTTATAATCACAAAATCACTTGAACTAAACGCATCATCGTTTAATAAGTAATCAATTTTAATTTTTGCGGTATGTTCTTTTGTTCCAATACCCGGAACTCTAAAAACTCTTTCATCATTACCATTAACATACGAACCTTTATCTTCCTCTCCGTCGGACGCTGCCGTCACTGAAATATTAGTTATTGTTATACCCGGAATATACTCTTTAACCGAGTCTCTAATTTCCGCCTCAATCTCAGAATAGGTTGGTCCATCCATTGGTTCAAAAATATACTCATATAATCTTGTCCCAAAATCAGGTAAATAATATCTCGTACCTTTTCGTGTTAATAAAAGATGTATTAAATTAGTACGTATTTCCTCCTGATTACTTTCAGATAAATCCAAAAATTTACCATCATAAGAATCTCTAAAAGGAAAATTAATTCCATATGTATATCCGTTCGCCATATTACATAAATATAATGTGGTAATAAATTTTTTGTATACCCATATAAAATAAAAAACTCCCGACAGTGCCGAGAGTTTTTAAGATTTATATTTTGTTATGATGAACAACCAAAACAGTCAAACTGAGAGTCGGCCGGTTTTAACGGTACAACATCAACAATTGGTTTTTCATTTTTAGGTTTTTCACGTTTTGACATATCAACCGCCAAATGTTTTGCTCCCGTAGAAATTGCTTTTGTTCTTATGTAATAACTTAACGTTTTCAATCCTTTATCCCATCCGTGGAAATGTGATGAGGTAATTTTTGATAATGTCGGATTACTCATATAGATATTCATAGATTGTGATTGGTCAATAAACGGAGCTCTTTCAGCCGCCATATCAATCAACTCTCTTTGTGATATCTCCCAAATTGTTTTGTATTTTAACATTAAATGTTCAACACGAGTAACTTTTTTATTGTAGTGTTTATCTTCAACATCTAAGTAATTATTGAAGTTAATATTTTGAATTGACCCCTCATTAATAATGATATCATTTTTCAAATCTTCACTCCAAATACCAATTTTCTCAAAATCTTGAATTAAATACTTGTTTACAATTAAAATTTCACCACCCACAACACGTCTGTTAAATAACGCCGAGTGAGCAGGTTCAGTCATTTCAAATGACCCCGTAATCTTCGCTGAAGACGCAACAGGCATTTGAGCCGTGAATAATGAGTTACAAATACCATACTTCATAACACTATCTTTTAATGAATTCCAATCCCACATTCCTGATAAATCATCTTCAGTTAAGTCCCACATATCAAATTGGAATACTCCGTTTGACATTGGTGAACCTTCAAAGAATTTATATGGTTCGTATTTTTCTTCAATACATAATTGGTTACTTTCAGTAATAGCCGCGAAGTATATAGTTTCAAAAATTTGTTTATTTAATTTTCTTGCCTCCTCAGATGTGAATACATAATCTAATAAGTAGAATACGTCAGCCAAACCTTGAGTTCCAATTGCAATTGCTCTTTGTTCTAAACCACCTTTAAGACCTTTTTCAGTTGAGTAACTATTAATGTTAATAACTTTATTTAACGTTCTTGTTACTTTTCTAACCTCATCATATAATAATTTGAAGTTGAATTTTCCATCAGCAATGAAGTTTTTCAACACCATAGAAGATAACGTACAAATCGCAGTTGTTTCTTCATCCGTATATTGGAAAATCTCAGCGCATAAGTTAGATTGGTGAATAACCCCAATGTTTTGGTGGTTAGTTTTCTTATTAGCATTATCTTTAGAACATAAATAAGGAACACCTGTTTCAATTTGAGACTCCAAAATTTTTGTCCAAACCTCAGTAGCACTTACTTTTTTACCTAACCCTAATTCAACCGCTTTTGCGTAAGTTTGCTCATATTCATCACCATAAGACTCTTGTAATGGTTTTAGACCCGCTTTCTTTATATCATTAGGACAGAACAAATACCAATCATCACTGTTTCTGACTGCGTGCATAAAGTTATCAGGAATCCATAATGCCGTGAATAAATCTCTTGCTCTTAACTCATCTTTACCTGTATTCTTTTTAATATCTAATAAATCGAAAATATCTTTATGCCAAGGTTCGATGTAGATAGCCGCACTACCAGGTCTTCTACCTTGTTGATTAAAGAATCTTAATCCTTCATTAACAATTTTTAAATATTTCAATAAACCACCCGCAAATCCACCTGAACTTGTTATACGACTTTCTTTACTACGTAAGTTAGACATACATAACCCAATACCAGCAGCATCAGATGAGTATGTTGAAATGTCACTAAATGTGTTTAATAACCCTTGTCTTGAATCCGAATCATTGTAATGTAAAACACAAGACGCTAACTGAGGAATTAATGTTCCTGAGTTAATCATAATTGGAGTTGCTTTAGAAATTCTTTGTTCCGACAATGATTTGTAATAATCAATAGCCTCATCATATGAATCAGTAACCCATAAAGCGATTCTCATATACATATGTTGTGGTCTTTCGATAACTTTACCGTTAGGTAATTTCAATAAATACATTTCTTGTAATGCTTTCCAAGCGAAAAAGTCAAAATTATAATCATTTTCGTGATTGATAATTGAGTCAATGTTACTTGGTCCGTATTTCTCAATAATACTCATTAAATTATCGTGAATAACCCCTTCAGTATGTAATGTGTGCATAGTTTCACTAAAACTCTCAATAGTGTCTTTGTGATACGCAGAAATCGCAACCGAAGATGCTAATCGTGAATAGTCGTGGTGACTACCAGTATATGAGGATGCAATCTCATATACCAATTTGTCCAATTCTTTTGTTGTGATATACCCCTCAGTTGGTAGAGAAGTAGTTACTTTAATAAAAATCTCATCAAAGTTAACATTAAGACCTTTAGCCGCCTTCTTAACTCTGTTGTAAATTTTTTGAGGATTAAACGATTGTTTCTCCCCGTTTCTTTTTTTAATCTTTAATGACATCATATTAATTATAATATTTTATTAGAACTCTTCTGTGAACGTAATTGATTCATTCAATTTTGCTTTTTGATATTCAAGGGTTCTATTTTCAAAGAAGTTCCCTTTTGTTTCAACCGCAATTTGTTCCATAAACTTGAAAGGTTGTTCGACATTAAATTCTTTACTACAACCTAACTTGTATAATAGACCATCAACCACAAATTCTAAATATTGTTTCATTAAATTAGAATTCATCCCAATTAAAGAAACAGGTAATGATTCGGTTATAAATTCTTTTTCAATATCCAACGCTGAAAGTAAAATTTCTTTAATTCGTTTCTCACTTGGTCTGTCAACAATATGATTGTTTAATAAGTGGATAGCGAAGTCACAGTGAAGATTCTCGTCTTTGAAAATCAAAGAGTTCGCGTCACATAAACCTTGCATAATCCCTCTTGATTTCAACCAAAATATTGAACAGAATGAACCTGAAAAAAATATCCCTTCCACCGCAACAAATGCAATTAATCGTTCTTGAAAAGATGAGTTGTCAATCCAATCCAAAGCCCATTTAGCTTTCTTTTGAACCGCCTCTAACTTGTCAATTGCGTGAAAACAATCATCTTTTTCCTTAGAGTCTGTGATATAAGTATCAATCAATAAAGAATATGTTAATGAGTGTTCGTTCTCCATCGCAACTTGAAATGCGTAGAAGAATTTTGCTTCAGGATACTGAACCTCTCTTGCAAAGTTCTCAGCAATGTTTTCATTAACAATACCATCAGACGCCGCAAAAAACGCTAAGATATTTTTGATGAAATATTTTTCATTATCAGATAAGTTTTCCCAATCTCTTATATCATCACTTAAATCAAATTCCTCAGCCGTCCAAAACGCCGCTTTGTGGTCTTTGTAAAATTGCCATATATCGTGGTATTGTATTGGAAATACAACGAATCTGTCAGGATTTGGTACTAAAATATTCTCCATAATTATTTGTTATTATTATCGTTATTATTGTTTTTTCTTTTTTCTTCCTCTCGTTCTTTTCTTTTATCCAACAACTCACGAACTTTATCTCGTTGTTTTTGTTCGTTTTGTACTTCAAGTCCTAAAAACGTTACTGATGTTTCAGTATCAATTTCTAACATCCCGTTATCAAACTTACAATTCTCAAAAACAACACCATCGTCACCGATACGTGATTTTGTAAGTGCAATAGTCGCCAATTTCATTTCTTTTTGTTGTAATGACTTAGCGACTGAAATAATAACGTGACCAACTTGAGCCTTTTTAATCGAACCCCCCATTTGGTCAGTTGTTACAACCTCAGCCGAGATTGAACTTCTATTACCTTGTGTTGCAGTCCAACCTACTAAGTTTAACTCGTGACACATCGCCTCAAACGCTCTCATTACAGAACCTTCAGACTTCCATTCGTCACCTAAATTCTTGTCAGGTAATACACAATCAATATAATCTAATGAAATCATATCAATCTTAACACCATCAGCAATCATTTTTCTAACTTGGTTTTTGATTTGTAACATTGTTATCGTATCAGAAGGAAGTTTCTTCAAAATTAACTGATTTGGCATTGTTGCTCTAATCTCGTTAACTTTAGTTATAACCTCATCTTTACGAGTAGTTAACTCATCAGGATGTATTTTAGTCCACAAAGTTATGTGTTTTCTTTGGATAATCTTAGGATTATCTTCAAAAAATAATTGTAATACGTTATACCCAAGGTTAAACGCGTGATTTGTGATTTTAGTCATCAATGTTGTTTTACCCACACCTGTTGGTGCTAGTACAACTCCGATTTCACCTTTAGCTAATCCTCCTTTTAAGAGCTTATCTATCCCTGAAATACCCATTGGTATTGGATGTCTATAATCCTCATCTAAGACCTCTTCTAAATTAGAGAAAACGTTGGTCATACCATCTTCTCTTTCTCCAACTTGTAACGCACTTCTAACTAATTGTTCTACTTTGTCGTAGTTTTCAAATTCCCCACCATCAATGATTTTTTGAGCTTTGTTCATCACTTTCTGTAACTCTTGTTGTTTACAGAATTTCATTGCTTTTTCTTGAACAAAGTCACCTCCTTCGATTGGAGCGTCTTTTATTTTACTAATAGTATCTATAACAATTTTAGATGCCGTTTCTTGTTGTAATTCCGATTTTGTTATTTGTTCCAACGTATCGAAAGTTGGAACGTGTTCATATTTTGAATAATATTCTCTAATCATTTGGATGATTAGTTTGAAATATTTATTCTCAAAATAATTTACCTCAATCACGTCGATAATAGACCTTGCGAAATCTTTATCAACAATGATTTGGTTTAATAATTGTAGTTGAAAACCACTACCTAAGTACTCGAAATTTTTATTTGAACTCATATTATAAAATTGATTTTTAAATAAATATTACGCGTCTAGAGTAACATTAAAATATTCGTAAGATAAATTTTCAGATGAAAAAATGTCAGTTAATGACATAAGTAAGTTTTTTAGGTGTGGGCGTACATCCACAGTGTATCTTATTTTTGGAGGATAGATTTTCGCGTCAATTTGACGGTTAAAAATAATTGTTTCTCCTTGTTTAATAAAGACATTGAAGTACTCAGGTCCGTCAGTATATGACGTGTCCAATACCGTTGGGTTGTTAGAAATTTCATACATATTGTCCATCATATATGATACGGTTTTCATTTTTAACTGATGTTCCAAATCGGATTTAAAATCTTTAATTAAATCATATAGGTCAATCGAATTTTTTGCTTTAGGGTTAAAATCCCTTACATTAAAAAAACGTTGTACGATAATGTTATCGTTAACCTTCATTAAAAACTCTAACTTTGTTGATTCGTGTTGTTCTTTCATAATTTTTATTTATTAAACTTTCTTTTTTCTTTTCTTGTTAATTTTAAAAAGGGTGTTAAAAAATTCACCCAAGCGTTGTCACCTTTTGGTAGGAACTTGAAGAACCCATCTTCCATCATCAATTTGATAACATTCCTGTGACCTCGACCATCAGGGTCTAAGGTTTCTGAATAATACTCATTTACTACGTTTTTACCATCTTCAGTTATTAAAGGGTTTGACAAATCTACTATTTTTTCATTGATAACGAAAAACTCATCACCATAAATACCACTTTTAGTTTTACCCGTTAAAAGATTTTGTAACACTTTGTTATCCTTATCTTCTTTGTGTAGTATTTCGGCCTTTTCTAAAATATCGGTGAATTTTACCTCTCGGTCAAGTATCTCAGGAAATAATTTTACCAATGTCTTATCCCCAAGGTAATAGATACCATCTATGTTATCCGATTTATCACCGGCAATTATCTTGTAAGTCTTAACGTTATAGTGGGGGATTTCAATATCCTTAAACTTAATGTTGTCACCAAGTTTAAAATATTGTTTCAAATCAGGTAAATAAATTCTAACATCATCCGAAATTAATTGAGTTAAATCACGGTCACCTGAGTATATCGTTTTATCTTCATCAGGAGAGATTTGACAATAATAAGCAATCAAATCATCAGCTTCGTTATTATCGACCAACACCTGTCTTATAAACAACTCTTCCAAGTATTGTTTAACACGTTCCTTTTGTTCGGTAATAGAATCTTCTTTGGTTAAATCAAAAGGAGTCTTTCGATTTGATTTGTATT